CATCTAACCCTTGAAAAGAGGCAATATCTACATTATTTGCGGCTATAAGTTTTAAGCCATAATACTCGCCAAATTTGAAAAAGCTATTTACATTTCCAAAAGTTACAGCTTTTTGAGTTGGGTCAAACGGAAAATAATAATTGCCATCAGCAGACAGGCGTATCATTTCTGTTGCGTTTGATTTAATAATTAAATCTGTTGAATCAGAAGTGCCTATATAATTGGTAGCGGTATCTGTGCCGCTGTTGCCGGTTAAGCTCCATGCGTTTAATGAGCCTGCTGTAACATTATTCAGAATCGCATTCTTAATCTTCTGAAGCGTTGCCTTTTTTGTTGTTCCGCTTTCGACAATAGCCGTTAATGAGTTCAAGGCAGGCGTGTCAGTAGCAGCTGTTAATTCAGATATTTTCACCTGTGCAGTTGCAAAAAATGAACTTGCAACTAAAATTATGGTTAGCAGTTTTTTCATGATAAATTTATTCGGTTGTTAAGTAGAAGCCGTCTTCTGTTTCAATACATTCTCCGTCTTCGGTCAAAAGACCCTGGCACGGAGTTACGCCAGCTCTTGAAAAACCATCCGTAAATACGGAAGTCCATCAGCTGCTTTACCTACCCAGCTACGCACGATTTGTATCTCACTCAATTCAGCGGTAGGAAATTTGGTAGAGCCGGTTACGGAAATATTAGCGTAGCGAATTGCGAAATCACCGGCATCGTCCACGTCAATAAGCGAACGAATTATTTCTTCCTCACTCATGTGTAGGCCTTTGTCCTCAAAGTAATCTACCTCTGGCGTTTGCGGCTCTACCTCCAAAAACTTTACCTTGCCTTTGGAATCCTGAAAGTTGGTAAGCGCGGCAAGAATTGCGCTGAACGGTAAATAACCTACTGAGTTTATTGCTGACATGGTTTTTTAGTTTGAAAGATGATTGAATGAATTACGCGATAGGAGAAGTAGTTCTTTCTTCCAAATCAGTTGAACTCCATTTTAATGTTCCCGGATAAAGGATGATGTCGCCCTCAGTTCTTGAAAGCGTCATATCCACTTTTAATGTTCCGGAAATTCCGGTATTGCCTCCGAAAAGTTTACCGCCAATGGTTTCATACCAAAACTTAACCTGCTTAACGCATTTAGTGCCACGGGCAAACTCGTGATTGGTTTCGTTAGATTCATCAATGTCAAAATTGATGGTGTGTTTCTTATCGGTAGGAACAATACGATTGCCTGATATTGTTTTCTCTGTAGTTTCAGGAGCCGGTTTATCGCCCACAACAGTTAATGAGCGTATCGCGTCAACATCATTAGATGTTTGACTTAAACGGGTTGTCCACTCGCCTACTGCGCTTACATCTGTAAAATCAGCAGCATCCGGTTGAGCAAGGTAAATTTTCGCAATCTGTGAAAGATTGATTTCAGGATTACATTCCGCAAAGCTTACCGCTGGAATATCGAAATCGCAATCATCTGTGCATACTATCGGGCCTATTGTAACTGACATGGTATCGTTTGTTTTAGTTAATGCAAATCTATTTTGCACCTATCCAACAAACGATAGCATTTTGCAACTATTTAGCAGGCAATCATACTTATCGTTCTCTCCGCATAAGTATTTCCTGAATAACGCAACCTCACTTTTGTAATGTAACTTGCCAATGCCGCAAGTGTATCATCAAACACTAAATTAGGTGTACTATCGCCCTCCGGCAATGGGTATGAGTTTACGCCAGGCTCAAACCATGTTGAAGTATTGCTATTGTATAACTCTATAGTTATCCCCTCAATATCGCAAGCCGTTAACTGCATGTTGCATTCAACCGTGTATACTGTATGTCCAAATATGACTTGTGATGTATAGCAGGTGTTGAATCTTCCTAAGCTTATACATGGTCCGTGGCAATCAGATGTAGATACTGCTGATAGGTTGGCGCAACCTACTTGAGTAAACAATGCAGCAAACTTAAAGGCGTAACCAGCTATTTCATTAGCATAAAAATCAATTCCGTCAGCTGCAAATTGTGCGTACGGAACTATAATTCCAGTGGATATTGACGGCTCCGGCATTGCATTACAATCAGTGTAGTCGCCAGCTGCCTGTTTAGAATACTGCAGGTTAACAAAGGATGCCTCCATACCAACGGGAGTATTGCTTAAAGCAATGTGAAAGTGGCCGTCAACAAATGTTACAGTTATTTCAGGCTGAATATATTCATCTGCATCCGGGTCAAAACATTCGATTATTCCCTGCGCATCATCACAGCACTTATTGAATGCGTATATGCTTTCTTCAAATCCAATATCCGCCAGCATATAGCAGCTAACCGGCTGCTGCCACTCTATCTTAACATCGAATGATTGAATAGAGCGAACCTTTACCAAATCTTCTACACTGTTTACGCGGAACAAATCGTTTTTAATTCCATCGTAAAGCTCTACAATGTCAAATGTATTCAGTTGCGATAAAGCATCTGCCACCGGCTCCGGCAAAAGCATAGGTGTGATTCTATGTTTCTTAAACGGACGAGCGAATGAAATAACGCGCTCCATATCTCCGTTCTCCTCCTCTTTTAGCACCTCACCATATTCCGGCTCTAATATCAAGGCATCTAAGAGGTAATAATTGAAGTAGTTGTAATTGGCTTTATCTATAGAATTTGGAAAGCGGCAATCGCGCGAAAGCAGTAACGAAACATGGTCCTTATGACCGATTACTTTTTGCACTGAAATATCAGTAATGCCAAAAGTAACTGTGCCATTAAAACTCTGAATTACTACTCTTGAAACATTCTTTACATAATACGTGTAAGTTCCATTGCCTTTAACTACTACACTATTTAGCGAATCAAGCCCGTTGAAGTAAACGCGGATGTATTTAGTAGCATCTCCTGAATCCTGATAATCTGAAATAGTGAATTGAACTTTGTAAAAATGCTGGTCATCATCGGTAGTGTTGATGAATTGCGAAAGTAGAAAGCCTCCACCGGTGCCTAGATATTGTGCTATGCCTGCGCCAACTGTCCACGTTCCTGATGTTATCCAGTTATCCAAATTATCAAACCCGCCATTGATAACCAGTTCAAGTTTATCCGTTACTGCCTGCGCATCTACCACTTCAAAAACTTCGCTGTAATATTTCTTTTGATTGTCCTCCTCAGCCAATCTTATGTAATACTTGCCGCAAGGCAATAAGTAATTATTGAAAGCCACATCACCTTCAGCTGCATCCGAGAACTGGTCAAGGTCATTTTCAATCTTATTCTGAACATAACCAAACCCATCAAAAGTAGGAGCCGAGACGCGCTGCAAATCTTCTCCGTTTATTGAAACAATGATATTGTCGTTAAGGTCGAGCACGTCAAGGTAGTTGATAGTTTGCGGACGCTTTTCACGCTTAAAGAAGAAGCTTGGAAGACTGTAGTTAGGAATACGGAAGCTGTGAGGCTCTTCTCCAAGGTTGCAATTATCTCTATAGCGGAATTGCTGTTCTTTTAACTCATAAAAGGGGAGCAGCATAAAGTTTTGTATCATCAGAAATTATTTATATACATTTGAGGTATGAAAAAAGTAATACTCGCCATTGCAGTTATCGCAACTTGCTTTAATAGTTGCAGCAAATGCCAAAAGTGCGGACCAGTTAGTATTGATGGTGTCTCGCAAAAAGTAAAGGTTTGCGACAAAGACCAGATAACATATTATGAGTCGTTTACGCATTGCGATTAGTATAAAAGCTCTATTGTAAAATTCTCATCCCGGTTTCCCTTCACCATTTTATCTATTTGTCCATCACCCAATTCCGTTGTAACCAAATCAACCAATGGGTCAATTACTTTGCAGCATCCTGAACCAGCAAACACAACAGGAACCTGACGCTTAGTTTTCTTAGTGGTTTCAAAAGTGGTTTCTACATCATTCATCAATCCGCTTGGCAAAAATCTATCGTGCCGGTAGTAGGCATCGTGTAGGTTAGCCCATGACAAGTGACCGTTTAACTGCTCCTCTCCGGTCAATACCCCTGTTTCAGACAATACCGTGTTATCGGTATCGCAAGCTAAAAGCAGGAATGAATTAAAGTCCTTCAGGTTATTAGCTGAATCCTGAATGTATTTCAAGTCGGTTGAAAACTTGGGAACCGAGTATGTTACGGACTTGCGCAGGTTTACACATGCCGAATTGTATTTAATATCCACTCCGATAAAATCTTTGTAGCCTTGGTAAGGGAAGCTGAATTTCTCGCGCACAGGTATTTCTATGCGGTCATACTTAAACTTCTTCTTCGATTTATTGAGTCGAATATTGGTCTGGCCAACGGTAGTATCTACCGCTGCGCTTCTTCTGAACCAACTGATATGTTCCATGCGCACATAACCTTCATCATCTACAAACCATTTGCAGTTAAAGATTAGTTTGAGCGAATCCAGCAAATCCTTTAAAGACATATCACTGTAAATTTCCTGTGGAGTATCGGACATTACTGTGAGGAAAGCGGATATCTGCTGAACTCTTAAGTTGCTTATTTTAGAGGCAAGTCCAGTAACGTAATCTGTGCCGGCTACATACCCGGGCGTATCGCCAACAGGATTTATTTCGAAAAGGTCACTTCTGAAGCCGGATAAAGTTCCGCATGATTTGGCAACCAGGTAATTTGAAACCTCTGCTAAAGATTTTTGTGTTGTTGAGGAATCAGGCGTGGCTGGAAAGTTTACGGTCCAAGTTCTAACACATGGATCCTCATCGCAATCCCTGACAACCGTATAGGCTGAAAAAACATAATAAATTCCACCATAAGGCAGGCGAGTCCATTTATGTCCTGGAACTCCATTATAGTTTACAGCCTCGCGCATTACCCATCCAATGCCTGATGGCTCTGTAGCTACTCCAAGGCTATCGATAGTAATTGCAACCTCACGAATGAACGTGATACAAATTTTAAAAGTTTCAACTGGCAAGCCCGTGAATGTCAATTGTTGTGATGTGTGCTTTTCTACCTGCCATTCATTAAAATCGGAATCATCACATGGCAGAAGCTTTTGGTTTGGGTCAAAGCCTATGACATCATCACCATCATCTTGTAAAGCGTCTAACAATCCAACGCATGGAGGAGTGCAAACGCTTCCCCCTTGCGCAATTTGATTCCTATCCTCACAACACTCCAGTCTTTCAAAATATTGAAGAGTTTCGAATATTGTTTGCTTATCCTCATACCCATAAAGTAGGCATCTGTAAAAATCATCCAGTTCAAACTTTACAGTAACGTTGCAATGGCTCAAATCCCACTCGCAACTGTTATGAGTAAAGTAACCACGCCACTCTACATTCCAATCCTGCTCAGTAGTAATTTCTTTATCGTCTTCGGTAAGCAATCCAATCCCGCTACATTTCTTTTCAATTATGAATTTTACCTCACAGCATTCATTCGGCAATATCTCTGAAACGAAATAATCGTAATCGTCTTTTAAAAACCTCAACGGTGAATCAAAAAGCTTTCTGAAGAATATCTCCTCCCCTTCCCGGTTCCATTCAAATTGAGAGTCTGGAAAGTTGTAAGGCAATACATACCGCTCATTTATTTTTTTGACAGTGCCGAGAATGTCCGTATCTACAGTTCCAGAAATCACTATTCTTACGGTTGTTGAATCTACGCCATCAATCTCCCGATAGCCGTTTATCGGACCATCAAAGCCTTCGAAATAAGCATAGTCACCGGCAACAAAAGAATGTGCACCAATTATTATATTGGTTGTTCCAAATTGCCCTACGGCCGTGGCGGTGTATTCCTGTGCAACATCGCAAAGGTTGGCTATTCTAAACCGGTATCTTACTGTTGGGCGTACCATGGTTACTTTGTTACTACGGTTGTTTTATTGCCTTTTGTAATTATCAACTTATCTCCAAAGCTTGTAGTTGATTCTTTAGGTTGTTTCCTCCATCCTTTCACTTCTTCCTTAATTTCCACCAACTCTTTTCGCAAGGCCGCTAATTCATAGTTACTCTCCTCCCCTTCAATTCTTCTATGTTCATCCTTTGCGGTTTTTAATTTCAATGGAAGGTTTTCATCCGGCAACACAACTCCGGTACCTTTCAGCAAATCGGAAATGCCAAATAGTATTCCCACCTTATCATCATTATGCAATGCCTCAAAGAAATCGCGATGCTCTGATGTCAACTGCTCATTCATCACAAACTCTTTCTTATGATACTTGTAGCCTCTGTTTCCTTGTGCAGTGGAAACCTGGGAAGGGTCGCCATCACCGGTGTAACCTCCTTCACGGAATCCAGATTGAGATGTAAGAACCGCTCCGGCAACTTTAGAAGCCGCAAATGCCGCAAACATGGTTGCCACTAATGCCGTTGCCAGCGGAACTCCAACAACAGGAATATTGGCAAGTGATTCATAAATTTTAGCGGATGCAGTAATGAGAGAACTCAACTGGGAAATGGTATCTAATGCAACCTGTGCATTCTTAATCTTCTTTTGCTTTTCTAATGCTGACTCACGCGCTTTATTTAACTTCTCCAGCCCTGCTACTTCTATTGCCAGATTATTAGCCTTACCTTCATTGGCAAGTTTCTGTTCAGCGGCAACAACGTCCTTTTGCTTTTCTATACGGTCATCAAGCGTATTAATAAACTTCTGCTGAGTTTGTATTGCAGTATCGAAAGCGGTGTTAAGGGTTTTGAAAACGTTATCTGCAATCTGATTTATAGCAGATGAAATCTTATCGGCCTCTTCCTGAGTAATATCCAGTTTAACCGGAACCTTAAAGCCTAGCACTTCAATGTTTGGCAACTCCTTTGGCTCAATAAATAACGGCTCTACCGGTAACTTTACAATGCCGCTGCCGTCCTTAGCCATTTTATCAGCCGCCTCGCTCAATGCTTTAAAAATAGCTGTGTCGTTAAAGCCTAATGCGCGAAGTAGTTTAACCTGTTCCGGTATACCAATGCTTGCCTTTCCGAATGCATCAACAATTTGATTTATGTTTTCATCCAAAACCTTTTTGTCGATAGAGGATAATGCACTTACCAATGGAGTGGTTACCGCTTTTTTAAGTTCTGTACGAAGTGCTATTTCTTGTTTTATAGCCTCGATGTTATCTCTCAATTCTTTTGTTTCAGCCTTTGCAGCCTCGGAGGAGTCTTTAAAAAATTGACTTCCCGGGAAGCCTAGAATCTTCTTTTCGCTCTGAACATTATCCAGTGACTCCTGCAATTCATTCAATGCGGATTTTAGCTCTTTAGTAGAAATGGTAGATAGGTCAAAGCCTTTTTTTATCCTGGCAATAACACCATCGGTATCTACTGTTTTTCTTCCAAGGTTATCATAGGAATCGCTCAACTCATCAATTGCCTTTTTATTTTCCTTTGCCTTTTCGGTTGTTTCATCAATCTTAGAGTCGAAGAAGCCAAACGCATCAGCTGCCGCATAGAGTAAAAGAATAAGCGCACCTATTCCGGTTCCTAATAAAGCCAATCTGAATACCTTTAATGCACCGGTGGATGTGCCAACTGCGAACGTGTAAAGTTGTTGAGCTGCTGTTGCGAATCCTGTGGCGATGCCTCCCTCCTCCGTGGCTATCTTTGCAAGTTCCTGAACACCTAACAATAGCGACATTGCGCCCTGCGCCTTTTGAACGCTTCTTTGTAAATTTTCATTCTCATCGCCAAATAATGATGCTGCACCAGCGGCAACGGAGAAGCCAGCGGCCATCGCTCTTCCTCCCTCTGCAATTTTATCAAAGGTGGAAGTGTCGGAAGCTAGTTTCTTTACTGAGCCTCTGGTGTCTTCAATAGTATCTTTTAAATCAGCGGCTGCTTTTCTTAGTTCGTTAAACTCTTTAGTTCCCTGCTGTCCTGCAACTGCCATGTTTATCAACTCCTTTTGCATGGCCTTTTGAGCAGCTGCTGCACTTCCATATTTCAGAATCAATGCCTCCACTGTTTTCCCCTCATTAACCAAGCTCTTAACCGTTCCGTCAATTGCATTGTTGAATTCCTTAGTTGACTTACCCGCCTCTGCAAAGTCACGTTTCAAAGATTCCTTTGTAACCTTACCCTGCGCAGCAAGTTCCTTTATGCCGGCAATGCCCTCATCTGTTCCATTCAGCAAATCAGCCGCATTAGCCGTTATGTCAAGTGTTATTTTTCCCATTTGCCGGTTTGCTTTTTAAATTCTTGTGATAAATTTTAAGTATTCTGAAAAACTCTCTCACCTCAGTTCCCTTCAAACTATCAAACTCCATTTTGCTTCCACCGCTTACCATCCATAACAACTCTGTCCAGTATCGCTCTACTTCTTCCTGCCTTTGAAAAACATATTTCGGAGTGCCATCGGCATTCGGTTTATGCTTTACAGCTGCCTTTACTCTTCCGAAGTATTCGGGGAAATATCGCTCCAGTTCCCTGTTAGATTCTTCAACAGCCCTTTTGCCATGGTCAAAAAAAAAGCGTATTCAATACCTTCAGCTTCCCAATCAGTAATTTTCGCCTTTATCATTTCAGTTGAAATGATTCTCCTGTCTTCGCTCTCTTCGTTGATGAACAGCGCACATAAAGCCATTACCGGATCATGGCGATCTTGCCATTTCTTAACTCCTTCCATTCGGTTGTGTGCGAGAACAGCGATATCTGCAAACTTCTTATCGTTACATAGCTCATACACTTTCTTCCAGTCGCTGAAATTCTCTCCCATGTTTCCACCTGCAGTTACTTCAATGATCAGTTTATCGCATTCAATTTTACGCGCTATGGAAATCTTCTTTTCAATCACGTATGTTTTGCCATTAGCTTTAAACAATAATGTTTTTGCCTCTGGTGTGGTCAGTTCTTTCTTTACCTCTGCTGCAATTTCAGTCATGCCATATTTTATTTACAAGTTCAACAAGAATAAACGGGAGTGACAGGAAGAAGATCGCATCAATAACATTGCGAACCCATTCCAGATGAAAGCCTCCGTAAAGAATCAGCGTCCATAAAGCCATTTGCCCGGCCACACAATAAACGCAAGTCATTAGCGGTTTGAATATCCATTCAGTCCATTCATGCTCCGCCTGTATTTCTGTCAGCTTGCCATACACACCACCGAAAATCATATCCGGCTTAGTAAGCTTTACACAATATACCGAAGCAATCACTGCAATCTGAAAAGCTATGATTATCCAGTTCATACAGCAGGGCAGTTTATAGGGCTTGCTAATATTATTTCATTGATACACGAACGAGGTACGATGTATTCGATAGTGATGTTGAGCGCGAAATAATCGTAAGGGAAAAGGAGGTATTGTGTTACTGCCTCATCATAAGTATATTTCGAGAAGATGGATGGAAGTTTTTCGGCTTCTGCAATTCCTGTAATCTGACAACGAGTATAACGATTGTCAAGATTGAAATAACCGAGCGGCATCTTCGAAAGAATTTGCAATACTGCAATAGAACTCCACGAACATCTATCTACACCAAGTTTTGAAAGGTTCAACCATCCTACCAATTTTAATTGAGAACGGAATTGGAAATCTTTCTTCTGGTAACCTACAAATTGCGTTCCTCCGTTTTCTTCAAAGTAGATAACCGATTTCTTTGCATCATCCGGAACAAGATCCTGATACTTTCCGTTGGTCACGCAATCTTTTCCGCTAACACCACAAGCTACCGGAAATACTTTTCTTCGCTTGCCAGTATCAGTTTCTTCGCTTATGGTAACCGGACGAACTATGCCGGCTAACCTATCAACGAATGAAAGCGGCTCAATTAAATCGCGCAAAGCTTCTGCAAAATCTGTTGTCATAGTCCTACCTCTTGAATTAAGTCTGATAAAAACACTTCGAACGATTCGAATAATAAGCCCTCTTCTTTCTTGCTTACTTCCAACACATCACCGTAGCGGTCGCTATTCCACTCCAGCTTATTAGCTGTAAACTCATCACGGCCAGCGACAGTTACGTTCACCACTTTACCGTCAAAGGTTTCTGAAACAATGCCAGTGCTGCCAAACATACCAGCTCCTCCGCGTGTCATAGTCAAATCCACATAATCAGTTTGCCGGCCTTTGCTTTCGCGCTTTTTCTTGTATGGCTCGGAGGTGTAATTGCCAAGCTGAACATCTTTGTAATTGTTTCCCTGCTCCTGAATTCTATGAACAATCAATGCTGTTGTATCCATAGCCGCACCCGCTACAAACTTTGGAAGCGTAGCGGAAAGTTTCGATTGAAACTCATGTAACCGTTCTATGTATTCTTCAGCAGTTTCCATTTCTTAAAGCATTGAACTGATTCTCATTTTCTTTACGCACTCCAGGCACCCAGTTTGAAGTAGAAATGTTTTTACTTCATCCACATCAGGATTTGCCAACCACATCAGCCTGTTGTTATACTCGCTTGAATAGTGGTTACGCTTACCGTAAAGCGGCTCCCGGTCCAGCATTGTAAAACGGTTGATGTTGGTTGATGAAAGAATGCTGTTAATTAAAAACACACCGGCACGGTACCAAACTGCATAAGCCATCACCTTCGCAATGTTGCTATGGTCGAAATCAGCATCATTACACGCAATGCTTTGTGCATTGCAGCCCATTACTCCATCAACAACTAAGCCCATGGCATGGTCAGTAAATCCGCTGTTTGAATCAATTATAGACTCAACATTTGAACCATTTACCCCTGTTACATTGCACCACTTTTTGAATTGATACTTAGCATCATTTTCTTTTGGCGTAAGAATTGGAACAGGGCAGCTGAAGTTTAGAGTCATGCTGCAACATCTAAAACTGTTATCCTTTGGCGTGAATGATGGATTTGCGTAAAGGATAAAGTATTGCAGGAAATCCACCTGTGTAGAATACATTGGTAGATAGACAGGCTCCGGCAACGTAAACCATTTCAATTTATTCGCCTCAGTAGGAACGTTCTCGTAAGTGTGAATAGCTCCGTCTTCAACATTGTTGTAAATAGAAATATCAATTGTTCCTGTGCTGGCAAACAACAAACCAATGCGGGTAATTTTCCAATAGCCGTTCTTAACAGAATCGAAAATATATCTGTGCCCGGCAAAGTTACCGATGTTGTAATTCGCGGTTGCTTTACTTTTACCTATTTCACCGGTGAAGGTATTGCGTGAATACTTCCAGTTTTTACCGATGTTAGAAGCGTAATCGGATTTGAATGCCTGAATAGCTTGCTCACGCGCTACATTCATCAGGTCAGTTAATGAACCTTTTACACAATCGGCTGAGGCGTCAATAGCCTTAAGACTTAGCCCTTCCAGTTCATCAAGCCATAAGCCCGATTCGCTTGTATTGGCATCAATCTCTATGCAATTGCATTCTGTGCGCGTTAAGCCTATTACGTTGTCAAAGCAGTCTGTTTTTATAGCTATACTCATTTCGTTTGCTTGGTTTTTAAAGAAGAAAGGGCGAACGGTTTGCACCTGTCCGCCCTTTAATTTATTTCAATCAACAAAAAAGACTATGCCAGTTTCTCAAAGCGAAGAACATGCGTGTTGTTCTCAGTGCATCCGGTAGGATTCAAATAGAAACCTGCTTTAGCAATGATGTTGAACTTGTGAACGATGTCTTTGTTCACGCAGCTCATTAAGTAATGCACATCGTAACGCAATCCTGGGATTGTTTTAGATGGAATACTGTAACGCTTGCCGATGTCACCACCGAAGTCAGTCACCTGCTCAGGATATTGCCATTTACCACCAAACGCAACTGCTGAACGGTCAATAAGGAAGGTAGAAGGATTTGAGAAAGCACTGTCAATGTTCCAAAGGTCAAACGTAGGCTTCATTTGGTTGAACTTATTCAAACCGCCTTTGCCGTCCGCATTTGCAAACTCCGCTTGTGCGTTCCAGTATGCCTGATACAAGTTGTTGCCAGAAAGCAAATAAGGAGAACCGAAAAGGTTCATTTTAGATGCCTGAATGAAGTAACCAAGCAAAGAGGCTGTCCAGTTTGCCGGTGCTATTTTAGTAGCTGAATTACCAACTACACCACCACCTGTAAGAGTTCCATAGTCACCTAGGAAAGCATTTACACCTTCAACATCTTCTAAGAAAGCAACACCTGCAGCTCCTATTGTATCCTCAATTTTCTTGATAGCCTTTAACATGGCACGAGCAAGAACTTCTTCTTTCGAATAGATACTGTCACGCAAAGTAGCTTCAGTAATCTTGAAGTTTACTTCCTTGCAAATAGTAGGAACGTAGTTCTTGCAATTTGATTGAACTTCAGCTCCATCAGGGAAACATTCAGTTGAGCAATCATCCGCTTCTAAATCGCATGTGGTAAGCCAGGTAATTTTAATGGTGTTATTTTTCTCCTGCAAACCTGTAATGGCATCCAGCTTTGCCGTTTGATTGGCAACGATAGCTTGCACCGTTTCGGAGTTTGGCATGTATTCCGCATTCTCTGCGTTATCAGCCCAAATAGCTTCTGCCTTGCCTTGTGATACAAGTAAGTCAGCGCATGTAAATGTTGCCGGAATGGTAGCCCATTTAACGGCTAATCCTGCTGCCGGTAGCGTAGCAGGAAAGAAAGCGAAGCAGGCAAATAAGGCTGCTACGATGGAAAATAAATAGAATGATTTTGTCGTTTTCATTTTTGGTTGTGGGTTTCCCCGTTTAAATTTTTGGAATGTGGTTTACTTCTTATGAAGCAGACTTCTTTGTTTCCTCCCATGCGTTAGTCACTGCAATTTTATCTTGCGGTGTTTTTGCAGCATGGAACTGTTTCATAAAATCAGCTTCATCCTTAACTACCACAGGTTTTGCCGCTCCTCCTGCGCCTCCTGCTCCACCGGAACCTCCGGCTGGTGAATCTTTAGGATCTGTTGCCTGAAAATCATAAAGCGATGATGCTGTTTCTTTCACATAAGAATCGAACTCTACACGGTTGCCGTGTGGATCTGTTTTGTCCGTTCCGTCTGCGTTCAGCATAATAACTCTTTCGCCATCCATCCGGTAATTTCCCTGCTCAAATTGATTCAGGAACATTTCCTTTTGCTTTGCTGCTTTCGCTGCATCAGCTGATAGGATTGGTTTGTAACTTTCAAACAACGTTAAAGCCCTTTGTTTCACAACAGAAAGTGATTTGCCGCGCTCTACCTGTGCCTTGTAGGTTTCAAATTCAGTTTCTTTGGCTTTCACCGCTTCCTTCACCTTGCCTTGAATACTTTCGTTGAGGTCCAGATAAGCTTTATGCTTCTTAACCTGTTCTTCAGTAAGTCCTTCGCCTTTCGGTGTTTTGGCTTCGATGATTTCAGAAACTAAATCCACTCCTACTTTATCGCTTTCAATTCCGAGTTTCGTTTTCAGTTCTTTTTCGAAATTAGACATCACTTCTTTTTGGGCTTTCTTTACACCCTCATCGAATTTACCCTTCTGCAATCTTGCAACCCGGGCGGCATCTAAATCAAGAAACTTCTGTAAACTATCGTCTTTAGGCGATCCATCCTCGTTAAAGAGTGAGGTAACTCCATTTTCGTCTAAAGTCAGAGTCTTAGACAGGAACTCCAATAATACTTTGTTCATTTAAAACATTTTTAGTTGCGGAGGAAGGACTCGAACCTACGACCTGTGGATTATGAGTCCACCGAGCTACCAACTGCTCTACCCCGCGGTGTTTTTCTTCTTATTAACTTTCTTCTCTTCCACTTCAACAACTTTCTCCTTTAGTTCAGGAGGAGTAAAGTTTTTAGTTGTGCTATTGCTCAACTCGGTTGTCTGCTCAACAACTTTAAACTTGGTGTGCAATCCTTTTGAGATTGCCAGCTGCCAATCTTCATCACTGAACTGATGAGGTTGTTTTGTTTTTTTATTGATAACTGAAACCATTGTGTACTACTTTTTAAGATATGCGTTAACAATCTTCTCAACCGTTTTGAAGTGGGCAGCAACATCCTTTGCTATAGATTTAATAACCTCCTTCTTCTCCTCATCAGTTTTAGGTGCTGCAATGGTGAATAAGCGAACAACTTGTTGCTCTTGCGTTTCATCGGCACCTGTAACGGCTGGCTTATCCTTAAGAACATCTGCCTCCGCGCCTTCTTTCTTCACATCATCGCCTGTCGCCTCCTTATTCTCCTCATCGGTTTTAGGGAGCAATTCAGGAGGAGTAAAGTTCTTTGCAGGTTGTGCAGTTAAACCCTCATCATTAACCACCGTATATAATGCCTTGCGGTCATTAGGTAAATGCTTCCAGTTCAATTCTGTTTTCTCGATGATTTCACCGGTTGCATTGTTCTTAAGTTTGATGTTTGCCATGGTCTTTATTTTTGCTTTACGATTACAAATGTATATTTTCTGAATTACAAAATAAACATTTTGTGAACAGATTTCACCTTTTGCTTATTTTCGTAACCAACTATGAAGAAATCAACCCGCAATCTTATCACGTTCGGCATTGGGTATTTAGGCTTTTATCTTCTTGTTATTTCGATAGCCTCTGGCGCATTCTATTTGTTGTTTTCACTGATAAAACATTGCGCGCTTATATGGCTTTAGGGGAAGGATTTGTTCAAAAATTCTTACAGCGTAGGGCATTCGACATTTTCATGTTTGGTTACGTTGACGGCATTCATACAGAATTCCCAAGCGTAAGTATTCGTAAGGCAATAACGATGTTCCGAAAGCGATATGAATTAGAGCCGGATGACTTTAACGAGGAATCTGCATACAGCACTTACAACCGGATGAAAGCAGAAATAAAAGAATTTGACCGTGAAAGAAAGTCCGCTGCTTAGTATTGTTGTCGCCTCTTACCTTTTCGACTATCCGAATGCCGCTAAGAACCGAGAGTGGAAGTTCCTCCGCTCCATCGAATCCGCATTAAGCCAAACGTTCAAAGACTTTGAAATAATCATTGTTGCTGATGGATGTATGCGAACCAAGCTGCTTTTTGATAAGCATTACTCCGGGCATGAGTTTATTAAACTCGTTGAGATTGAAAAGCAATCTGCATTCAGTTCTGCTGTGCGTAATACCGGAATAGAAAATGCAACCGGCGAATACATTACCTACTTGGATACTGATGATATGATTGGCAAGAATCATTTGCAGATAATAAGAGAAAACATTTCTTCCTTCGATTGGATTTGGTATGATGATTACCTTATGGATAACAGCTTCAAACATCATTACAACAAATGCTTACTTAGATATGGCAAATGTGGGACCAGTAACATAACGCACAAACGAAACATAGCTGCACGATGGACGCGCAGCGGTTATTCAAATGATGACTGGGGATTCATTCAATCGCTGATGAAAATTGCAAATCATGCAAAGGTTACAACTCCCGAATATTTCATTTGTCACCAGCCGAGGAGAGTAGATGTATAATATTTCTATCTTTAAACCCTATGCCTGGTAATTATTCATTCAAGGAATACATGCTGCTTATCTCCCTTGCCGATTCCAAGGAGGAACTTGATTTGATTGATAGCCAGATGAAGGAGGACCGCGAAACAAAGGCGGTTGATGTGTTTCAATACATTGATTTAAAAGCAGCTTGGATACTCCGGCTTACAAAGATTACTATCGATGAGGCCGAGCGCAATTTGCTTTGATGCATAGCCGCGAGATATAGCCATCATCCACACCAAACATTTCAGCCAGCTGTTCCAGTTTATGGTTTTTGCGAAGCTGAACAATCCTTTCCCTATCTTCCTGAGTTAGCTTAGGCGCTGGCGCCTTTAAACCAAGCTTCTTTCGGTAACGGCTTATGGTGGATGATGTGCAGCCATACACCACTTCAATCCATTCCCATTTTTCACCAGAACGTATTGCCTGAATTATTTTATCCTGATTCGGGTGAGCTAACTTATGCGGCATTCTTTTCAAACACAAAGCTGAACCTGGGAGAAACCACCACCTCAACGGCTGTAATCTTTTCTTTAGCCAGCAGGCCTTTACAATAATGCTCCATGAAGAATTCCAGAGAAACATCCGGACATTCTATTTTATGCTCCTGCTTGACCTGCGCAAGCGATAGTAATTTCTTTACCATATAAAGTAGTGGCTCATTTCGCGTTTGCCTTCCTTGTGTGTAAATCCAAGCGACTTCATTTTATTGATTATGCCCTCCACATCTACAGCATTACCGAATCCATCTTGTGGGTGAACTTCGATGAATACCACCTTGCATTTCTGCAATGCCTCACCAACAGTTTCATCCTCCATAATTATTTGCTGCTCTGCACTCTCCACATCCAGCTTCAGCAGATCCACCTTTTCCAGTTTATTCTTTTCGAAGAATGATTTCAAGGTCAACGATGGAACGCCAACTCCTTTCGCTCCAACTCGGTTCATGGTTGAATTAGATGCTTCCTGAAATAGATTCACTTCACCATCTTTGTTGAAGATAACTCCTTCGAAGATATCGGCATTGCAATTCAGCTTCTCGAATACTTCTTTTGCAATTTCTACATGCACCGGTGTCGGTTCAATGCAATAGAATTTCCTTTTTCCGTTGTTCAGATAAACAGTAAACAAGCCAACGTTGGCGCCAGCGTCAACAATAACAGCATCTTGAGGCAACTCATCCAGTAGAGTATCATGCCACTGGCCGGCATTGATTTCCTTTTCAATAATATACTTGGAGTAAGAGTTTTGTTTGTTGTAATGAGCAACAAACTTTGGGCTAATGGATAAGTCTACAGCGTTCTTAAAAATGTTCTTTAAAGTAATCATGATTTTGGTTTTATAATGGTTGAATAAATAAATTGATTGATGGCTTTACTAAAGAGGGAGCTAACGGGAGGCTTATTGATGCCCGCTTTTGCAAAGTGATATGCCTTTACAGGTTTGCCATTGATTTTTATTTCTCCGTTATCAACTACTGCGAGATGCTCTTGACCTAAACTTGCGCACCCGTAATAGGAATGGAATTCATTTGAATTGAAATTTGCCTCCCCATCAAGATACTTCACTTTGTAATCGCACAGAGTGAGAATCAAATTCAGCACATCATTTTCTTTGTAATGCAGATAATGCGAATGTTTCATTGAGGCGTAATCGTATGCATCCCAAAAGTGTTTTGATGTGCTGGCAATTAAACCGCCCTGGTAGTAACGCAACTCAGAAACAAAGTTTGTCACATTGTTCCCGGTGGATACAATCTTAAGCGAAGCGTTTGAAAACACATTGTAGTTAGCAGGACAGGCAACATCATAATCAGCTGCAAGTATTGAATCCAGCTTACCTAATATCAAATGGTCAGCATCAATATTCACCACTAAATCATATTGGTTGTAAAGCAGTTTGGCGAAGTAGGCTTTACAGTTATAGAAATTGAGATGCTCATTCCGTCCGAAGTGATAATCAATTTCTTCCTGTCTGAAAACAACTAAGTCAATATCCGGATGGAAATGTTTGAACGATTCAATAAACTCATCAGTCCGGCATCCGGCATAATGGCTATTGCTGATAATGGTATAGAATACCGTTTTCATTTGTGCTTTATCCATGCTACTGTATTGTTTTTCTCATTTGCGGTAAACACCGTATTGATTTGCGAACCGAATACCACTTTATCTTTGAACTCGGTATAGGATAGGTAGTTGATGATTGGCATATCCTGCCATTCTGCTTTATCGTAAAGCTTTATGCACTCTACGGCCATGCGCTGAATGAATGGAGAAATAGCTTCTACTGAACCTCCGCAAAATCCCGCGTTTAGTAATGGATGGTTTGCAAACTGCTTATCAGTTTTCACTAGATTGATATACCTCTCGTAACCATGGCAAGCTTGCAGCATCCACTTGTTACCACAAACAACCGGCTCACAGCCTACATAGATTTTGGCGCGGTCATAGTTATCCTGAGCGACAGGATTCTTCAAGAACTCTAAATCGGTCGAGTCGCTGAAGAAAATATTATCGATGTAATTTGAATACTCTCTAATGAAGTTTCGGTATAGTTCATACCTGTACATTCCGCTTTGGAAGTTCTTGTGCGGTTCTACTTTTATAAACTTAACAGGCAGTCCGTAGAACAAATCCTGCTCATTACGAGTAAAGCAATTGTGAAACAATATTCCTGTCAATCCGGTTGCCTGTAATGATTCAGCCCACTTGCGGAGCAGATTGATATTCTTATGCTGATTGAAGTTGCCGTATGTTTTACGCTTTGCCCCGAGCAGATAAATTGAGCAAACGAAATTGTCTTTCTTGTATGGCTTGAAAGAGCAGTTGCTGTCTATTGCCGCTGATTCATTCAATACATTTGCTCCAAGAACTCTGATAGCATAGTTTGTCAGGAACAAAACCTTTCCATCGCGAATGATGTTACTCTGTGTTTCAATAGCGCGTTTGATGAATGATTGCTGCCATCCTTTTTTGTCCGGGCAATAATCGCCATTGATAAGAAAGATGTAAGTGCAATTATCTAATGCAGCAAGGCACTTGTTTTTATCATCGCTCACAGACACTTTCGCATCAGGGCAAAGTTTTTTGATGTGGCTTAGATTTTCAGCCGATGATATGCCGATGCCGATTTTCATTTACCTATCTTTTTAAGTTCAAAATCGTAATGACGCTGATGCGACTTATTGCTCCATACAACACCATAAAGTAATCCTTGAGGGGTTATAACAATCTCATCAATTATGCCGGTATCTTTACCAGATTTAATGCTGAATTCAATCTCCTCCCCTAATTCAAACTTCTGCTGCTGCAATACTTCTGCTGCTGTCATACGCTCTTTATTTTACCAACCGGTTTAATCTTTATCTCCACTATATTGAACTTGCATTCGTTCGTTGGCTTATTATGCTCATCGAAAGTTTGCGGAGGCTTGATGGTGAACAGCTTTTCTTTAATCTGCTCATCCGTTGCATTCCTGCTGAGTTTTGCCAAAGCGATAAACTCACTGCGCTTAGGGTTCTTATGCTTACAGATTAACTCATAAGTGAAAATCACGTATGCATGTTCGCGGATGTCGAAGAATTTAAACAGGAATAACTTCACCAACTGCATTTTCACAGCAAATTTTGCTTTGAATACCATCATGCGCGTTATTTGCACCTTTGCCGCTTCCTTTTTCTCCTTTTTGATTTGAGTTTCTGTTTTTGCAACTGGCTCTTCATGCTTAACTACTTTCATGCTTTTGCTTTTTGTTTATCGTAAATTGATTTAGGAATATCCGAACGAATACTTTTAGCGATGGTGTATGAGCACCAATTTAGAATGTGGCCACAGTTGTAACCACCTCTGTCACGCTCCGGTATGTAATCTTTGTTCTTACCGGCAAATTCGCCTTTGCTTTTATTTGTGTAGCCTCCGAATTTATCGCGCGGAGTTCCGAATGCCTGTATTTCTTCGCGCGTGAATGACTTACCATTGCGCTCAACACAGAATGGACGGCTGGCATCTACTAAACCACCTGCATACACTCCATAATTCAATTCAAGCTGAACAGCAAATTGGTTTCCTGTTTCGGCATCGAACTGTGAGTAGGTATCGTAGATGTAAGTTCTGAAATGGTTGTCTAAAATGCCGGAGGAAGTGGATGTTCCGTTAATGGTTGCGCTCAATGTTTTTGACAGGTCGCTCAGCTTGGTGCCATTCAATACACCGCTTAAAACAGTTTGCTTTACGGTCCGGGCAATGCTTTTATCTTTTATGAACGAATCAATAAAGCCGTCTTTCTGAAAGCCTTTTGAGTTGAAGCCAGCGCGCGCTTGCATGGCATCGGTTACATTCTGCTTTACTGAACTGAATAATGCGGTATTGAACTCCTGAAAATATTGCGTATTGAATCCGATGAGCTTTGTATAATCACCGGTAACTCCCTGCATTGTTTTCGATAAGTCTATTTCGAAATCCTTGAATACTTTATCGACTACTGAAGAAACATTAATATTCTTATTGCTGTTCACTAATCTACCCTGCTCCGTTTCAAGTGCGGCAATCAGTTTGTCGAATAGTTTTGTATAAAGCTTTTTTTGCAATGCAGAAACATCCGAGGCAAGAACATCCTTGCGCTCATTGATAAACTTTTCTTTCAGTAAGGATATTTCGTTTAGCTTTTTAAGCATTGATTTTATTTGTCAACTCATCCATTGCATTTCCTAACTGTTCTGCCAGTGCCGTATCTCCCACATCAACCGCCCTTTGCCTTGCTAAACCAAGCTGCTGCAATGCCAATGGCAACTTTCCTAAATCCCCCCCCCCTCACCAGCACCGCCAAAAGGAATTGCAGAAGGTGTTTCACCTGCAATATCTGCCAACTTCTCTTCTGCCTTTGCAGATAATAATGCTTTCTGCAAATTGAATGGCAAATCATAGAACCAAATCAGTTTTGCTTCTTTTGCCTTTGTCAGTTGTGAGAACAACGTATCATCACCAAGCAATTCTTTAAATCCGGTTTCTGCTTTTAGAGATTGCTCCTCCAGCTCCTCCAAAAACTGCTCGTAATAATTGAAGAGCACCTTATCTCTCTTCAATACATCATCCTGCGCAAGCAGTAAGGAGACTTGTGAAGGTGTTTTGCCGCTGAATGGTGCCAGACGTTGCTTAACTTCATACTTCAACATCTCCATAGGCCTGTCTAAGTATAACTGATTAGCGATATCGCGGTTTATTTCGGTAACGATGAATGAAGGAGAGCCGCTTTCATTTGCAATCTTCAAATCGTTCAACAGGTCAGTAACAGATTTAAGTTTGAAGTCTTTCGGATATTTCTCCTCTGCAATGCAATCGTTGTAATCAAGAATTACGGCAATCATCAACACCGTTTTCTTCCAGAAGTCAGCAACCTTATTCGCGTAGTCGCTCATAGGGTCGTATGCGTTCTGAATGTCAAGGTTTGTTCCGGTAGCTGTTTTCTGCACCTGGTCTTTACTGAACACCTCCGAATTGAATACAGCTTTGTAGCATTTCTCTGTTAGTGAATTGATATACTCATCCTGAAATTTGATTCCCTCAATCGGAGGATAGAAGTAATACATCAACTTACTTAAATCAATCAGCTCATCATTATTGCGCGGCAATTTGAAATCGAGAACATCCTTTGAAGAATCGTGCGTAAGAAATCCTTTGGAGCCGCAACGATTACAGTTGTTTATCATTTGCCCGGATGTAGAGCAAACACCGTTTGCATCCGTGTGACACGATTCTACATATCTTACCTTTTGCGGGAATGTATGGCAGTGCATTGTCAAATCTAACTCAGCAACACTCTTTATACTCTTCTTCAAATATGGCAATGCACCATAGTGAAAAGGATTTACAAATGTTTCTCCCTTTGTTTTTTTATCGGGAACATAGCCAACACGTTCAGCGGGAACGCGGCCTTGCTTGTGCGTGAAATACTGTATTGTATACTGCTTTTCCTTAGTTACAAATGCAACTGGCATCGTAACAGTCTTTTCAATAAAAGTTCCTGCTTCGTTACGCTCTGAAATCTTTACATTTCCCTCTACAAACCTGCCCTCTTCATCATTTCCAACCTCTAGAGTTTTTTCAACTATCGTAAATGTAATGGCGTGGTCTTCCAAATACATATACAGCTTACCGCCCTGCTCAACTAATAAAAATTGCAGCACTCCGTTCTTTAAAGAAAAGTTTACGGCCTCTTCGCTTGTAACCTCAAAAGGATATGGCTTTGCTTTCGTTAATAGGTCAGTTAACGGCTCGAATTCAGTAATGATAAATGCATTCGGGTCAATGAACGTGAGGTCATGAAACCTTTTTTCTAAATAGTAATCAAGGGAAGAGCCACTGTAGTAATTGTTGAGAGCGCTCTCTATTATCGGTTTCTTGGTATCTAAATCCTTAGAGAAATCAATCTTTCTAACAATAGGATTTGTCCGCAACACCTTTTTAAATGCCGCAATCAATGCATTGCATACAGATGATGTAATAGGTTGGGTAATTTTGGAAATCTTATCTATTTCACCTTTGCTTTCCTTGTAGAAGTATTCCTGCAACAGGGTTTCATAGTCTTCACCTGTAATCAGTTGCTCATAAAGTTTGGCGAATTTCTTTACGCGCTCATAGTGCGGATGTGTTCCTAATGCAGGTGCAGTAATTCGCAACGCACATAACTTAAGAGCCTCTTGTAGTGTTATCATAGTTGAAATATTATTGCGAAAGTAAACAAAAGAGGAAATTATTTCACCTTATGTTTATTCCGTTGTCAACCGTGAGAAGACTTTGCCTTATAAAGCTCCCACAATACCGATACGATGAGGTATGTTTTTGCATCGGAGGTATGCCCGTATTTCTGATACCGAACATTCAAAGTCTTATCGGTAAACATCTCTTTGTCCTTTCCATCAATGCTCACTTTTACATTCTCCATATCAGAAATTAACTCTGTGCAGCTTTCGTCAATCTCTATTTCAACTCCATTGTAGTAACCGGATAGAATAAGGTTCTCAAAGTCGCGCGCGCTGAAGATGCCCGGGTTTTGCTTTAAAACTTTATCGCTTCCTGCATGAAGAAAAGGCAATAGCACCGCTTCAATATCATCAAAGTTGCGCTTGTTGCCTTGCCCTGCAATGCGATTCTTCCCGCTGGCATCGCCATAATAAAACACTACCGGCTTATGTTCAGCAAAATCACGTATGAAATATTGAGCAGCTGCGCGTGAGCTATTATCCGGATTCTTTAAGCAGTATTCTTTAAAGAACCGAAACACCGTTTTGCCTCCGCTGGTATCAATCTGACAACACAGCATGGTCATGTATGGCAATACGTTAAAGTCGAAGGTAAGGTGAACAGGTAATGCAGGATTGAAAGCAATCTTCTTAACATGCTTACCGCGGTTAAATGCGTGATAGAATTCAGCACCGGTCTTTAATTGTCCTCTTTGACCTAATCCCCAAACTTTGTAATATTCATAATCATAAATTTTATACCGCTCAATCTCTTCTATCTGCTCAAGACTTAGGTGTGGATTATCTAAGTAAGTAGTAGTTATTTGCTTGCAATCCTCACGGGTTTCCACATGGCTATATATCCAGTGCTGAAACATGTGCGGGTTATAGTCAATTATTGCCTTATGCGAAGTACGGAACATCAACTGCCTCCATATTTCGTAAGTGGTTTGGTTCCCTTCATTGCAATAAAGAATATGCCGCTTTCTACCGTATACCTTATCCTCATCATCCAGAGAAAAGAACTGAAACTCATTATCGTTCAGATAATATGTCTTGTCTGTTTTATTATGGTTTGAGGTTTTGTATAGTCCTTCCGCTTTCAGAATTTCAAAGAAATCTTTCATCACGGTTGCCTTTAACAACGGAACCGTAATACGTGTAATGTCTATTGTCATGCCCGTAAACTGACAGGCAATTTCAATTAGAAACTGAAGTGTTGAATAGGTCTTCGTGCTTCTGGTGCCTCCGCGAAGGGAAAGAATTCTAAATAATGCGATGTTATCGCGCAAAAATTGAAGGTTAGGGCTTACGTCTTCTGTAACCATGATGGAAGTTTAGCTGAAACAGCATGTTCAATTTTCTCAGGAGAATGGCTTCCGTCCATCTCGTTTAATTCGTTGATTGCCTTAATCCTTTCAGCGCAGTTTGGCAATTCCTCAACCTCTTTCGAAATAACTTTGCCAGCCTTGGAGTCGAAGAAGAATTTATCACGCCTGATTTTAGTTTGACCTCTTGCAATTTGCGTCAATGTTGCCATTCGTTCATTTACATCCATGACCTCCTTTAGAGTAACGCTGGCAATCGCATTTTTTTGGGATTCCTTTACAATTTCACGCGCTAATGCTTTTGACTCACTAATTTTAGACTTGATTTCAGGCTCTTTAAGCAACTTAGAACCATTTACCTTACAAGTGGCTCTGTTCTTGGTTTTGAATGCAACTTGATAAGCTTCTGTTGCATTCTTGCCATTTGCAATTTGTTTGCAGAACTCAATTTGTTTGGCAGTTAGCATATTGTTTGCGGAATGTTAGTCGCTCCGCGAAAATAAGCAATTTGTGTTTGGAGTTGCCACAAGCGTTAATCAGGGCTTGTATTTCTTCGATACTGTAAACATCCGGTAACTTCTCTTCCTTAGTTGCAAATGGCACGTATTGCACCACTTCCGGCCTCTTCATTACATGCGTAAAGAAGTTACCCAAGCAGCCGTGAACCTGTCTTTGCGTGCTTTGACTCCATCCATTATTAAGCAGATAGTATTCGAACCCTTCTTTAGTAACATCGGACAAATGGCAGTCCAGTGAGTAAAGAAACTTAATCAGAATACCCATGTAGCCGGTATAAGTATTCAGGTTGCTGAAATTCTTTAATCGGAGGTAGTTGCTGAAAGCATCTATCTCTTTCTGATAAATCGGATGTGCGTATTCTTTCATAACTGCTTGATGCTTAGATTGACTTCGCCAATGATATTGTTAGCGGTAATTTTTCTTTCTCCATGTCACTATTCTTCTTTCCTCCCCGTGTGTTGTAATCTGCATACCACACCTTCCGCAAGTTGATGTGTAGCTATTGCAAGCGGGATATACTGTTATTGTTGTTGTGTCTGTGTCTATTGTGTATTCTGGACAGTATGCGGCAGCTGACCAACCCACGCCATTAAACACATGCCCACGCTCGGCACAGATTGTATCAGCTTTTGTTTGCCCGAAAGAAAAACATACTGATAACAAAAAGATTGTTGCAATGGCTGTGATGCGGATTAAATTTTTCATGTGCTTTTTATTTAAGTGTTTAGTAATAATTTCAGTTAGTTCTTTGTGTTGCCACTGACAACAATCTTTCGGACGTTAGCGGTCATTGCCAACTGTTATTGTCCACCATTCTTTAAAAGATTCGTATGCCATACCGCGAGCATTATTCCATATATGTAGTGCTGTTGGCAACGCCACTTCGCCACGCTGTAAATCTTTTGGATTGGCTTCGTTACCGCTAACACAATTATTAACCGAAATAAAATTTACTTCTGCTTGCCTTAGTTCGGTAATTGATTCACTTATTCGTTTACTCAACTTTGATTCCTTTACTCCTGCTCGGTTAAGAATGTCTGTTTCGTGAATACGTAGTTCTTCAAGTAGTTCGTATGCTTTTATTATCTCTTTCATAAATAGTAAATTTTACTTCGTTAATAATTCGGAACGTTAGCGGTCAGGCTACCACCCCTTGCCATTCAGCATCCTTGAAAAACTTATGACGGTAGTATCTGACATTTCCTTTATCATCCACAATTTGATAATCACTTTCATCTATCCATTTGACAGGATAAGTTTTTCCAACCGTTACATCAGTAGTTGTAAATTCATCTTTGGAAGGTTTCTCTATACATTCCACATACATTTTTGTTGCCATTTTCTTGTTATTAAACTTTGAACTTCTAAAAGCGGAGAAGCCCGAACCGCTAACACTTGCTTTGCAAAATGGCGGGTGAAGTGCTAATTTGAACCCTTGTAATTCTATTGAACGGTAGTGCTATACTCAAGCTTTGGTGTTCCAAAACCGCCACTTCGCAAAGCAGATGCCGTTACCAGCAATGCCAAAAACGACACCGCTAAAATAACCGCAGTTGTGATTTAAAGTCATTAAAACGCTTTTCTTGTTTCTCATAATATTCTGCATCAATTTCAAATCCTACAAAGTTGAACCCGCCTTTATACGCTGCTATCCTACTGCTTCCACTTCCTAAATGAGTATCTAAAATCA